GTCATCGCCCTCCGCCACCAAAAAACCGGCCGTGTTTTTGGCTTAACCATGCGGGTTTGCGACGCACCTTACGGTCTCGCAGCGATGGCGTCGGCGAGGGCAGGCGCCGGCCCTGTGGTTGACCAGCTCAGGAAGTTCAAGGGGAGGCGGCTGATGGGGGCGTGGGTGCCGATGGCGTAGCCGGCCCAGACGACGGTGCCGTCGTTCCAGACGTAGAGCTTGCTGATGGCGTTGTCGTTGGTGAGCGCCATGAACTCGAGGTTGTAGTCGGGCCGTGCTTCGGGTGGCAGCGTGAAGATGGGGATCCAGTTCGCATCTGCGATCGTTGGGTCGTCGCAGCAGACGGTGCCTTGGAGGCGGACTGTGCTGTTGGCGAGGAGGCGGTAGCGGAGGGGTGACCATGGGTCGCCGATGTTGCGGAACTGCGACTGGAAGGCGGGCTCACCTACGGCGCCGATGTCGTGCCAGGTGACGGATGCGACTTCGGCGAGCACGGCCTCGAGGTCTTCCTGTGTGGTCACTCTCGTCAACGGGAACGTGCTGCTGCCGTCGTCGACGGGGCTGGTGCCGTAGCCGCCTGCACCGGTGACGTCGGTGAGGTCGGTCAGCGTGGTGGCGCCGGGGGCGCCTGCTGGGCCTTGTGGGCCTTGCGGTCCTGGTGGCCCTGATGGGATTTGGACTTCGATGATTTGCGGTGGTCCACCGGTGCTGGTGATGGTCATGTGGTGACGTCCTTTCGGACTTGGATGCGGCCGTGGATCCAGGTTGCGGTGCGTTGGCCGTCGTTGAACTGCACGTCGTAGTCGTACAGGTCCGGCACGAGCCCGGCGAGTGGCGGGTAGATGCTGACCAAACCCGTGGTGGGGTCGTCGATGTGGACGGTCAGCTCGACGCTGGTGCCCAAGGTGGAGCGGGCGGTGGAGCGGACGAACACATGCGATAGGTCCCATGGTTGGTCGGGTGCGGTGAGGAACCGGAACGTTTGGACGCTGCTGTCGCCCTGGTACCAGGTGAGGTTGACGGGCTCGGTGGTTTGGTCGACGGTGACAGTCATCTCAGCCCCAGCCGTTGAAGTAGGCGAGCGCGACGAACACAGCGATGATGACCATCGCTATTTCGCCGATCGTGACGGTGCGGTAGTTCATCGGGCACCTCCCGTGTTCAGTGTGACGGGTCTGGGACATGCTGTGTGCCAGGCGTAGGCGGTGTTGGTGGTGTCGTCGTAGTAGTTGGTGCAGGACTGGCGGGTGATGACGATCGGTTTGCCGCAGGTGGTGCAGGTTCTGGGTTCCCATCCGCCACGTGTTGTGTGTGAGCCCTTAGGCATCGATGTTGCCGTTGAGGTCGTGGTCTTCCGCGGTTGCCCAGTTGAAGTCGGATGTCCATGCACCTTGGTCGCATGGGTTCAGCGCGTTCTGCGGTACGAAGTAGGCGGGCCGGCCGGTGAATGTTTCCCACCATTCGTGTTGTTTGGCGTCGCGTCCGCGTATCCAGCCGAGGATCGTGTAGGTCGGTGCGTTGCAGTAGACGAGGTAGAACGTCGCTAGGTCGTTGTCGTCGGGATGGACGATCAGCCTGTCGGTTGGTCGTCGGATCGACCGGACTTGGCTGAGCGCGCCGACGTCGCCCTTGACTGCGTCGACTTTGCCGTTCGGCATCAGTGGTTCCCAGTAGCGGTCGAGGTATTTCGCGACTGTCATTTCGGCGAGGGCGCTGTCGATGTCGATCTGCCAGAGCTGGTCAGATCCGGGCTCGCCGTACCGGGCGACACGGTTTCGATGGATCGCGCTGACGCGACGCATGATTCCGTAGATGGCGCCTGTGAGCAGTTCGGTGGATGTCAGCGTGAACGCAACGCCGGGCTGAACGGTGTTCGCCATCAGTGGACGTGCTCCCCTTGCGCCTGGTCCCAGAGCCGGTAGCGATCGCCGGCGCCGAACCTGGCCCCGGTCAGGTGCTCGAGTTCGTCGAGGCCTTCCTCGAACGCGTCACTGTCGGTGCCTTTCCAGTCGTGGGCGAACCTATGGCCGGCCGCCAGCAACTGTTTCTGCGGTGACGACGACGCGCCTTCCACAGGCGAGGCGACGTCGTCACTCCTATTTGAGTTACGTAGTAACTCTGGGCTAGCATTTTGATAGCGCTTTGCTAGCGGCTTGCTAGCAGAAACCTCGACGAAACCCGCATCAATTAACGCTTCTAGCTGTCCGTTGCGGAGACGTTGCCCGGCAATAGCGGTGACGTATCCCGGCTGTATCCTGATCGCACCCCGGCTCCTCGCGTACTCCAACCACAGGCTTATCAACAGGCCGCGTTGCGCGAACGTGAGCCCCCGGAACGCCGGGTCGGACATCAGCTCGGTGTAGACCTTGATCCACTTCGGCTGCCGGTCCTTGTAGTGCTGGAACCGCCGCCAGTGCGGGATCACGATCCACCCGTCCATCTATTCGCCGGGCGTATCGACGGGTTCCGCATACTCCAGCAGCTCCTGCTCGACCTGCTGCTCCCGCTCACGCACCGACGCCGGCACCGTGTACTTCGACCCCTCTTCTTCGACGGGGTCGTCGGCGTCGATGTAGTCGGCGTGAACCACGATCGGCTCGTTGGCGGCGGGCCGGTTGAACTCGGACACTTCGTCGTCGAGGATCAGGCCCAACGCGATGTGTGGGGCGTAGTCGACGATCACGTTCTTCGACGCCCTCGCCCAGCACATCCGGCCCGGATGGTTCTGCCAGTTCGCCTTGTTCGCCAGCCCGGCCTTTTTCGCCATCTCGAGCGTGTAGGTGGCGCGGCCCAGCTCTTCGTCGTCCTTGAACAGGACGGCGGTGGCGGTGGTTTCGTCGTCGTCGACGCGAAGGATGCGGTAGCCGTCCCGTTGCGCCAGAGCCCGTAGCAGTTGGGCGCCGACGGACAGCTTGCCCTTGATCACCGACAGCTCGGCGGCCGCCAACGGCGGCAGGCCCAGCTCCTCGGCGTAGTACAGGCGGAGGGCGGCGGAGGCACCCTTTGCCTTCTCGTTCTCGCTGCCCGACTCGGACAACGCCAGCCACGTGCCGAGGCGGGCCAAATCGTCGAGGCGGCTCTCACGGACGGCGGGCAGGGTGCTATTCACGGTCTCGGGCATTCAGAACTCCACCTCCCCCTCTTCCGTCGTCTCGGTCGTCTCCTCGGTCTCTTCCTCGGTGGTCTCCGGCTCTTGGACGGGCGGCACAGGCTGCGCCGGCGGCATCGGGTCAGGGGTTGCGGTCTCGGACATCTCTGGTTCCTCCTTGTAGAAGTCGGGGTTCGGCGAACCCATCGCTGTCTGGGTGGCGCAGAACACGAACACGTCGTCGCTCACACGCCGATAGGACGCCAACGTGAACTGCGGCACATCCACAACCAGGCCGCCGTATTCGCGTTGCACAACGTCGATCTGGATCTGTTCGGTGAACATGCGGGCGGTTGGGTGCATGTGCCGGATCTGGCCGTGCAACGGCCCCTCGACAAGGCGGACGGTTTGGCGTTCCATGCTCACGCCGACAACTCCCAGCCGTCGAGACGGTTCGACTCGGACATATCGGTGCTCGCGATCAGCACGCCGCCCGCCCACAACTCACGGAAGCCGCAGACGACGCACTCGTTCCACGTCTCGCCGTCGCACTCGACGTACTGCCATTCGTGGAGCACGCATACCGCGTCTTCCATGCTCACCGCAACGCCCGCCACACCACCGCCAAAACAGCCAGCGCGAACACGAACAACAACAACGTCACGGCCGGCATGACCAAGGCGACCAATCACGGCCCGACGCAACGAAATACCGGTAGGCAGCTTGCGCCTGCCCGAGCGCGGTGCTCGAGTCGCCATAGACGGCGCGTTCGTGTTCGCCCATCTGGAACAACCCGTGGTATTGGCCGTTGTGGGCGTAGATCGAGAAGCCGGATTCGCAGCCGGCAACCCGCAAGGCTTGGTCGGCGTAGGGGCCGAAGACGTACCGGATCGCCGCCTCCGGCCCGGCCGGGGCTACTACCGGCCGGGCCGCTTGGAGGCGGCGGCGCAGACGCAACACCATCCGGTGCTCTCGACGCCAACGAGCCGCCCACCGTTCAGGGCCGAGCCCGTCGAACCGGACCTGGTGCCCGTCCACAACGGTGCGGTGATGGCCGTCGCCATGGCTCACAGCCGCGGCTGGGACGGCGCCAACCGGGACCAACGCGGCGAAGATGACGGCGCGGCGGGTCATTGGCGGTACCAGCCGCGGTAGCCGAGCGCGTCCTGCACCATCATCCCGGCGACGATCCCGATGGCGAGGCCGAGCAGAAACAGGATCGCCGCCGTCGTCATCTATACGACCAGCCGCTGTTGGAACTCATGCGGCCAGAACGGCTCCGGCATCTCGTCGACACGCAGCTGCAACACAATGTGGCCGCGCTCCTTTGTGCGCCCGACTTCATGCCAACCGGCGCGACGGAAACAGCGGCCCGGGTCACGCTTCCGCCTCACCTTCGCCGCGTTCACGAATGTGATGAACCCGGCGTCGGGCGGCGACACGAACCAGGCGACCGTTGCGGCGACCGCCATCCGGATCAGGGTGCTGGACAGCACCGGCGACTCGTTGCGGAAAAGGGAACAGATCCAGGCGTCGCCGTAGCCGTGGCTGGTCAAGTGCGGCAGCGGATGCGAGGTCACCCAGGCGGCGTCACCGTTCAGGGTGCGGAGAACGAGACACGCCCCAGGCGGCACGAACTGCGGGTGGCCTTTCGACTGGCGCGAGTAGTGACGGTCGGCTAGAGCACGGACGACAGGATCGGCCCGCCAGGACACGAACCACGGCTGTCCCTGCTCGTCGCTCACCGGCGTCGCACCCGCAGATCCCGGTCGAACCTGAGACACGCCTGCTGCAAAGACCACAGACCCCCGGACAGGGTGTCGTCGTCCAAATCCGCGGTGACGGATTCCATGCCGGCGAGCAGCTCGGCCACCGCCGAGTTTTGGTGGTAGAGCGCGTCGATCAATGGTTGGCGGCGCCGCACAGAATCACCTGTTACAGCCCGCAGGTCGTGGCCCACGGCGCCGCCCGTGTCCGGGGAGGATTGGCGTCCCGGACGATTCGTCATCGTCTGCCCCTGACCAGCCTCGACTGCCGCACAGCGGCGTCCTTGGTGGGGAACGCCCACAGGGCGGTGCTGCCGCAGATCTTGCAGGCGGTGTCGGGGGGCTGTTTCGCCCACGTCACCGAGAGAGCGCCGCATGAATCGCAAACGCCATACGGCTTGGCGGTGCGCGGGCCGACGGTCACAGCAGGCTCTCCTGGCGGGCGTCCAAACCAGCCCGCCACGTGAGATGCAGCGCGATCGCAGTAAGCGCGTAGGCGATCGTCCGCTGGATTTCCTCGTCGATCTGCTCTTGCAGATCCCGGGGTCTAACCCCGACACGTGCGAACTCGTCAGCTGTGCGGGCAGCTTCAGCAGCCCAGAACCGGGCCTCGGACTCTGTCCCCACGTAGGGCGAGTGACTGGGATTACCGGCAGGCAGGCCGGTCACAGGTACGTTCTCCCGGGCGTTTGCAGGGAGTTGGGCAAAAGGCCCGCGAAACGGCCCCTCGGGCTATTACGCCTAAAGCATCCATCGTTCCCGCTATCCAGCGTCGTTGAGCGAAATGAGTTGGGCGGCGTGTTGCCCGACCCGACGTCGAGCAGCGCTCGCCAGAGATTGACGCCCATGCAGCCGAGGTAGCGGCCCTGGTCGTCGTAGACGGTGACCATGCCTTCACGGCCGAGGGCTTTCGGATCGTTACCGGGATTCTGATCCGCTAGGCTCATCGGCATGGGAGAACTCCAGCGTTGGACAGAACGCCAAAAGGCGATAGACCGTGGAGCATCAGAAGCGGAAGCGACCGCGATCTACGGCCGACCAGACTGGGTTGAGCCTGACCCAGAGCTACGCCGACTCGGAGAAACTCTCGACGAGCAGACCGAGAACACAGAAGCCGACTAACGACCTGACGGCCGGCGTAGCTCGGGTTCGGCACCAACGCCCACTGCTGACGGAACGTGCCCGGGACACGGCTCATCGCTTACGCCTCACTTTGCCGGCGCGGGCATCACGGACACGCTTCAGCGCGGCCTTGGTGCCGAGGCCGCCGTCGGTGTCCATCTCGAGGGCGTGTTCGGCGACGGCGAGCGCCTGCAACAAGGTGGGGATCACGTCGCAGAGGTGGCCGACGGCGAGCTGCTGGTCGAGGGTGTAGGCGTCGTCGTCGAACAGGTAGAACTGGATCGACTCGGCCAGCTTGACGCTGCCGAGGATGTCGACGCCGGTGCAGTCGGCGTTCATCATGCGATCCCTGCCCGTTTGCGGGCGACGTCTTCGATGTCGGTCACCGGGTACTGCCGCACCGTGGTTTCCGGCGACTCGTGGCGGAGCACGAGCTGTCGCTCCTCCAGGTCGAGCTTCTCGACGTGCTTGAGGATCCAGTGGCCGGTGTGCCGGGTCGTGTGGGGCTTCCGGTAATGGACGCCGGCCTGCTCGAGACAGCGGTAGTACCAGCGGGAGAACTCGCTCGTGCTGATCGCGGTCTTGCGGCTCTTGTTGAGCTTGCCCCGGTACCAGAGATGGTCGTCCGGGTCGAAGCGAAGCATCAGGTCGAGGTCGGCGACCGCAGCAGCTGTTTGGGGGGTAATCGGGATGATCGCTTCTTTGCCGCCCTTGCCGTCGTAGATCGTGAGCCGCAGCCGGTCGAGGTTGATGTGCGACCACTTCAGGTTGATCGCGTCACCGCGCCTGAGCAGGGCTCCGAAGAGGAGCGCGAAGAGGGCGCCGTCCTGGACAGGCAGCCCGGTCAGCAGTGCGACCTCGGCCTCGGTGAAGAGGTGGGTGGGCCGGCGCGGCCCGGCGGTCATCTCCGGCACCTCGAACATCGGGGAGCGGGAGCGGTCGATGTGGTGGTGCCGTTCGCCCCAGATGAACCACTGATTGTAGACCGAGCGGCTGATATACCGAGACCGTTGCGGCACCATCCGCAAAGCCCGGTTGACCATCTCCGATGTGAACTCGTCGAACGGCACGCCGGGGTAAAGGCGCAGCAGGACGGCAACGCAGCGTTCGTAGTTGTGGATGGTGCGGGGCCGTTTGCCCTCGAGGTCGAGCCAGTCGAGCCAGGCGGCCAGCTTGTCGAACGCCGCGGCCTGGTGGTGGCGCAGGTCACGCGGCATGTCGACCACCGCGGGTAGGTAGGCCTCGACGAGCTGCATGAGCTGCGTCGTAAGATCGTTGGCGCATGGAAGATCAACCCTTCTGTGCCTGCCCCCGGCCGTTGCTGCGGTGCGGGGGCTATTTGTGTTGTCGGCATGGATGGTAGTCGCCCAGCGGGGTTGCGGTAAATAGCCCGAACGGGTCGAAAAGACGGCTTGCATGGCCTAGCCGTGCGACACCTCGGCGGGTGGTTCTTCCTGGAGGAACCGCTCGAGCAGCCGCCGGTGTTTCGGCCAGGGGATCGTCGTGCCGGCTTCCCAGTTCTGCAGGGTGCGTTCGGAGATCCCCAGCTGTTCGGCGGCTTCGCGTTGGCTGAGGTGCAGGCTGACGCGTCGCGCCTTGACGCGCTTGCCTAGTTCCTCGGTGAAGCCCACCAATGTCATCTTTCCACCCTTGACGCAGAAAAGCTGCGGCGGTATTGATATGCAGCAAAGATGCAGGGTAAGCGCAGAACTCGGGCGGCGCAAGTATCTGCGGCGACAAACGGGCGCAACTTCCGCAGATTTCTGCTCATGCAGCAGTTCGACGCGGACGCGATCGGCGCCCGGATCAGGCAGGCCAGGAACGAACGCGGGCTGACTCAGGACGAGTTGGCCGCGATGGCGTCATTCTCGAAACGGTCACTGCAGGACTACGAGGCCGGCACCACGATCCCCTACCGGCACCTGCGCGAGTTGGGCCGTCTGATGAACAAGCCGGAGGAGTGGTTCCTGTACGGCGACCAGACCGTTGGCGGCGTCGGCGAGCAGCGGTTGCGGGAGATCATCCGTGAGGAACTCGCCGCGCACAACAACAAGAACGGCGAGTAGGTCGGCCCGGCGCCGTACTGGGACGCACGGCAGCCGGGCCGAGACCCGCAGAGTAGCCCGTCACGGTTTAGACGTTTCGGTAGGACCACCCACCGGCCGGCGCGTCTACTGTGAACCCTGAACCGTCCAGGTAGGACGGGAACTGGGACAAAGGAGCATTTCACCATGGCCAACCTCGAGCACCTTTTGGGCTGGATCGGCGCCGCCGTCTGCGTCATCGCCGGCCTCTACCTGCTCAACTCGACCACCGTCGACGGCAATTCCTACCTGCAGGTCATCAGCCACGGGATGGGGATCTACTTCATCGGCAAGGGGCTGTTCGTCGCCTCGCAGCAGCACCGAGGGGTTGCCTGATGAAACTGCGGCTACTGACGGGCTTGGCTGTCGTGCTTTGCGGGCTCAGCGCTGTGTCGGCTGCGAGCGCCGGGAGCTGGCAGCCCGGGCTCGGCTTCTGGATCACCGATCACGCTGCTGGGACGAAGCTCGAGAACCGGCACGATTTCGCGTTCTGCTCCGGCATCAAACGATTCGGCACCCAAAGCCTCCGTACAGGCGAGTACACCTGGGAGAAGGGCTATTGGCGGTTCGAGTGTTCATACGACGACGGCGACCGGCACTGCTACGGCGCCTGGTTTGATTCGACGACGGGGGCCCGGACGAACACGTACTTCATGCGGTTGGTGAAGCCGGGCCGCTGCTACACCGTCTGACCGTCGTCTTCGTCTTCGCTGTCGTGGCGGGGGTATCCGTGTCGTTCGATGAAGAACCCGACGCGGATTCCCCGCCACGACGTCTCCTCACGCCGCAGGATGATCCTGATGATCGTGATCAGCGCGATCAGCGCGAAGAACACGACTACACCCGAGGTGATCGTTTCGACGGTGTCGAAATAGCCGACCATCAGGTGTGGTCGCGTTCGCGCTGCTCAGTTTTGCCTTCGATGCGGGCGATCCGTTCCCGCAGCTTCGAGACGGCGACGGCCAAATAGATGATGCCGAGGATCTCGAGGCTGTTGATCGTGATCAGCGCCTCGTCCGGGATCGTCGTCACCGCGACCGGGATCATGGTTCGGCGACCCTGACGAACACCGTGCCCTGCGTACCAAGGGAGCGTTGGCGGCGCATGACTTCGCCGCCGTTCGACTGGTCGGCATGCGACGTGTTGCCCTCGATGGTCTGGAACAGCCCGGTCTCGAGCCAGTTCTCGAACAGGCCGACGTGGTCGTAGATGGTGTCCCACGCCCAGTCGAAGCAGACCAAATCGCCGGGCCTTGGGTCGTCGGTGGTGGTGAGGCCGTGCAGCCCGTCGCGGGCGTCGGCGACGATGTACGGCACGTACGCGTACCGTTGGCCGCGGACGAACGTCGGGGAGTCTTCGCCGACGTCGTTCGCGCCCAGCTCGAAGCACCAGGTGGCGAACATCGCGCACCACGGGCCGACCATCCCGTACCAGTCGGTGTAGAGGCACTGGTTCGAGTTGGGCGGCTGCTCGGTGACACCGATCTGCGTCGCGGCCCGCTCCAAGGCCGCACCGCGGACGGTGCCCTTGGAGGGGGGTGCGGGTTCGTGTCCTTCGAAGCGGGCCCATGCTTCGGCGATCAGCTCGACCGCCACACCATCCATGGCGGGTTCGCCGGCGTGGGGCAGCTCGTCGGGGATGAGGATCGAGCGGAGGGTGTTGAAGGTGGTTTTGCCGACCCAGCCGGTGTCGTCGATCTTCTGCTGCCGTTGCACCCCGGCGATGCCGGTGTCGGCGACGTGGCCGCCTGCTTTGCCGTGGGCGAAGCTGTTCGAGAAGCTGTCGTCGAATTGCTGCCACCGCCAGCGGCCGGCGCGGCTGACGGTGCGTTTGTAGGCTTCGACGTCGGGGCCGTCGATGCTGGGGCGTTTGCCGTACCGGGCGGCGTCAGGGGGGTAGAGCGGCCGGGGGAATCCGGCGACTTTGACCATTGGTGCGCCGGGGTAGCCGGTCTCCCACCAGTCAGACAAGAACGATGCCCCAGCAGGAGTGTTTGCGGCTGCCGCTGGTTTCCGGTGTCCCGAACGGATTCGGGGGCGGGTTGACCGGGGCACCGCCGATGATCCCCTGGTGGGTGCCGCCGGGGTCTTCGCCTCTGCAGGAGCCGCCGACGCCTGAGGAGCAGGTGAACCCAACCCAGTAGTTGGCGGCCGGGAGCGCGACCGACAACCCTGTCTGGACCATCTCGTAGTCTCCGGCCGGGAAGAAGATCGGCGCTTTGTAGGCGAGGCGGGTGCCGGGCAGCCCGCCCGAGCCGTTGGCGGCGTAGATGACGAGGCCGGCTGAGTCGCTGCCGCTGCCGCTGAACCAGCCGTGCAGCTCTTGCAGGGTTCCGGGGGCGGCGAGCGTGAACAGGCTGACGTAGATGCGGCCGTCGCTGAGCCCGGACGCGTTCACGGAGCCCTTGGTGGAGTAGCCGAGCACGGTCGGAACGGCGGCGGCGGTGCGGCGTCTCGAGGCGGCGATCGAGCCGAGCACGACACGTGTCATGTCGTGATGTCCCCTGTGAGGTCCCAGGTGTCGGTCGCGACTTTGACCAGGGTCGCGTAGGCGTACTGGCCGGCCAGCTTCAACGCCGTGCCGCGTGAGTTGACGGTGACACCGGATCCGGCGGCGACGGTGGTTTGGCCGGCGCCGGCCTGTTTGACGAGCAGGGTGGTGCCGACCGGGAACGCCACCGACGAGTTCGGGGGGACGGTCAGGGTGTTCGCGGACGCGTTCGAGACGCTGACGAGCTTGCCGGCGTCCGTCAGCACCAATGTGTACGACGCCGACTGGGCGTTGATCGTGACGGTCGCCGGGTCCGCCCACTTCACCCCGGCCGTCTGCGCCGAGTCGGCAGTCAGAACCTGCCCGTTGCTGCCCACCGCGACCTTCGCTGCCGTGTCGGCGCCCGTCGCGGCGGCAAGGTCGCCTTTCGTGTCCCAGATCGTGTCGGCCGCAACCCCCGGGCTCGTGGCCGGCGTCGCCCATTTCACGCCGAGCGTCTGGGCGGAGTCGGCGGTCAGCACCTGGTTGTTCGTGCCGACGGGGAGCCGGGCGGCGGTGTCGTTCGCGCTGGCGGCGACCAGGTCGCCTTTCGCGTCGAGCAGCGTCGCCGGAATCCCGGCGGCGGGGGCGGCCGCCCACTTCACCCCCAACGTCTGCGCCGAGTCGGCCGTCAGGAGCTGGCCGTCTGTGCCGACGGGGAGGCGGGCGACGGCGTCGGGACCGGACGCGGCGATCAGGTCGCCCTTGACGTCGACGACGCCGATCGGAACGCCGGCGGCCGGGGCGGCGAGCCAGGCCCCCCACGCCGTCCCGGACGACTGGTAGACGACACCGTCCGTGCTCGAGGCGTAGAGGGTGCCTACGGGGACGCTGGTGGCGGCGGGGCGGGCGGCGGTGGTGCCGGACAACACATGGTCGGCGTAACGGGTAGTCAACGGTCAGCCCTCCTTAGAACGGCCCGTAGGTTGGGATCAAACTGTCGGTGGAGTCCCAGACAAGGTCGGGGACGCCGCCTACGACGGTCGAGAGCGGCATCCAACCGGCGGTGTCGGCCGGGGTGGTGCCGCCGCCGCCGGCCCAGATGTTCCAGTCGATCGTGCCGTCGACCGGCTGATAGACGGCCTGGTAAACGGTCCCGTCGTCGGCGGAGTAGAGGGCGCCCACCGGCACCTCGTCCGGGCTCGGCCGGCCCGCCAGGGTGCCGACCAGCAGGTGTTGCGGGACCCGCATCGCGGTTTCGAACTCGTCGCCCAAATCGGTCAGGTCGACGGACAGCTCGACGTTGCCGTCTTCCTCGAGCGGTTCGCCGCGGAGGCCGCGGCCGATGTAGAACCAGTTGATCCTGAGCGTGTCGGCCATCAGGGGGCGGGCAGCAGCAGCTTTCCGGTGGTGTGGTCGATCGTGTCCGGGTCATAGGCGAACGAGATGTAGAGGTAGGGGTAGCCGCGATAGGTGCCGGTGTAGCCGTGGAAGGCGGGGAACCGGTCGGTCGAGAACCGGATCAGCCACGGTGAGTCCTGCCACGCCTGCAGGCACAGGTTGGCGCCCGCGCTGAGGGTGGTAGCGACGGACAGCTTGTCGAACCGCCAGCCGGGGTCGCCGACCGAGTCGGTGTAGTAGCCGCGCGAGTCGGTCGGTGAGAGTTGCGGGTAGGGCGGCGGCAGATGCAAAGGCCTCGCCGGCCAGACAGGGTACGTCGGCGGCGGGTAGCCGCCTTCTTCCATCACGTGCGCTTCGTCCCAGAAGTGCCAGCTCAGGTAGGCGGGCGCCCCCGACGACGGCATGTGCAGAACGGAGCCGGTGCTGAGGTTGAACGGCCTCAGGGCACGCATGTACGAGTCTTCGGCGGCGAGCCCCGGCGTCGGCGCTTCCGGCCTGGGGCCGAACCCGGGGATTTCGGGGTCGTCGTCCGGGAGCCCGTGCGGGTCGAGCACCGGGTACTCGATCGCCACCCACCCCTGCAGGAGTTGGTCGCCGGACCAGGCCATGTCCGCGTTGACGTGCAGGACACCGTCTTTGGCGGGGCCGGAGAGGCCGCGGTCGTCGGGCAGCCAGGCGGTCTTCAGAGTGTCGCTGTCAACGGTGGGTTCCCAGGTGCGGAGGATGCGGATCGTGTTGAACGGCACCCGCGTCCATTTCATCGTCGGGACGTCGAACCGTCCCCGGGTCGAGTCGACGAGGAACACGATCTCGGTGTGGGCCTCGAGGTGCCAGCCGGTGCCTGTGGTCGGGGTGCCGGCGTAGGGGCCGCTGTCCGAGTCGACGGGTGTGGGGTCGGGTGTGGTGTCGTCCAGGCCGCCGCCGGACACTTCGACGGCGGGGGGCTGCCAGCTGGTGCCGCCGTGGCCGTCGGTCGTCAACACGTCGCCGGGGGCAACACCTTCGGTGGATGCGATCTGCGCGATCGTCGACGCGTCCAGGGCGGCGTTGAAAACCGCGACCTCGTCCAACAGCCCGTTGAAGTAGTAGACGCCGCCGCCCGCGGCGATCCCGCAGCCGAGCCGGAACGGCGTCGTCGTCGACGGGATGTTGCCGGTCGGCCCAGCCGCGACGGCGTCGCCGTCGAAGTAGATCAGCAGCTCATCAGCCGACCGGACGCACGTCACATGCGTCCAGACACCGGGCTGCAACGTGGCGCCGGACGCCAGTTGCGCCGTCAGTGAGACGCTCCAGAAGATCTGGCCGTCGGCGCGGAGCTGGGTGAAATGCGCGGGGGCGCCGCCGCTGCCGAAGAACGTGATGCCGCCCGCAAGGGCGGGGTAGGCGAGCGGCTGCACCCAGTACATGACGGTGATGTCGCCGGCCGCACAGTTCAACGGCCCCCACGCCCCCGCGAACGACGTGTGGGTTGGGGTGCCGCCGGTTTCGTCGGCGCCTTGGAAGCCGATCGAGTTGCCGCCGTCGACCTTGCCCGGCTGCAGATACGCCGGGGTGCCGAGCGGGGCCAGGTCGTAGCTGTGGCCGGACAGGTCGGTTGCGTCCCCTGTGGCGTCGTCCATCGGCCAGTAGCCGACCAAGGATGGCTGCTGCAGGATCAGTTCCTGGTAGGAGCCTGCCCCGAACAGCGCCGGGAGCGGGATCGGGTCGGCGCCGCCGGGGACGTGGGTGAGGCCGTGCATGCGGGGATGCGGCGCAGTCATCAGGGGTCGGGGTCGGCGTCGAAAGGATTGGTGGTGTAGTTCGCCCGCGGTGACACGTCCAACTCCAAGTGGATGATGGGAAGGCCAGGGGAGCCGGGGTCGCCGGTGTAGTGGATGCCCTCAACGTAGAAGTCCTGGTTGAAGCCGCCGCCGCCGGGATGCGCCGTTTTCAGGGTCAGCAGGTCAGAGATCTCGCAGCGGCACATGTGCGTCCACAGCGCCGTCGCGTGCGGGTCGTCGGGCCAGCGTGCCTTGAAAACCATCCGCGAGATTCTGGGCGCCGGCGTCTTGTAGTTGTCGACGTAGTAGGTCGCGAACTGTTTCGTCTCGACCATCGAGTTGTTGCCGGTCGCGAGCCCCTCGATCGTTTGCAGCTGGTCGTAGGTGATCGACCGGAGCCCGTAGGCGGCGATCGAGGCGTCGTCTTTGACGTACTGGCCGGCGACGTCGTCATTGTTCGGAGGGTCGGGATTGAGTTGCCGCCAACTGCTGCCTGTCCCGACGCCTTGCGGCGTCGCGGAGGCGGCGTTGTAAAGGTTGTCCTGCCCGTTCGACCATTCCAGCTCGGCGACGGGCACGACGTCGGTGTCGTCGATCCAGGCGGACGGGTCGCCGACGGTGCGGCGCTGGATGCCGTATTCGGCGACGTCCGGGCGGAACCGTGCCTGTCTGCCGTGAGCGACGAAGACGCCGTCTTTCGACATCCAGCCGTTCGCGACCCCGGGAAACTCGCCGTCGAGGGCATCCCAGAGGGCATCAAGAGCGCTTGTGCCCGGGCCGTACGCTTTCGGTCCCAGCCGGACGTTGAGGGAGAAGACATCTCGTAGCTCGACGGGCCAGCCGACGTCGCCGAGGATCGCGTGGATTCGGTCTGCGCCGGTCCCTTCGGTTTCGCCGTAAGCGACGTTGCCTTTCGCGATCTCCGCCGGCAACGGCAACGCGCCGTCGATTCCGACACGCAGGATCGCACGGGCCAGAATCGCGAACCCGTCGACAAGCTGCAGCTCGAGTTCCATGTATTGGCGGGTCGGGTCGAGCTGGTAGTGCCTGGATTCGATGTAGCCGCGGAAAAGGGTGAACCAGGCGTGGGCGCCGGTCGGGTTCTGCAACGCGACCGCCGCCTGTTTCCCCGGCAGGATCTTGCCGTTGTACGGGCTCGACGCGTTGGTGGGGTCGAACAGCCCGTCCAGGTCGACGATCCGGACGGTGGCGGTGCCGGTGCCGGTCTTCTCGAACTCGTTCGGGCGGCCACGGTCGATCGTCCAGCCGCGGACGCGGCAACCGCTCAGAGTGTCGATGCGTGTCCAGGCCGGATCGGGGGCCATCGGGTCGGCGTCGAAAGCGACCGAGACGCCGACAGGATCAGCCACGACGGCCGGACGTCTGCTGCGCCGTCCGCTTACTGGTGCGGGCCTGGTCTTTGGTGACGGCCCGGCCGACTTCGCGGCCGTCGATGTTGACGTGCACGTGCATCGGCTGAATCTCCGCGCCGGCGATGTTCATCCCGAGAATCCTGCGGCCGGCGGCGCCCAGGCCGGTGCCCACGGCCAAGATGGCGGCCAGGCGTGCCGACGAGACCTGCATCAGCCCGGCGAGCGGGTCGGTGTCCTGCCCCTGCTTGCGGATCCTCTTCAGCTCTTCCTGCCAGTGCAGCACCTGGCGGGCCTCGTCGACGGTGTACTTGCCGGTGCGGGCCTGCAGCTTCCAGTAGTTCAGGTTCGCCTGTGCCGTCTTCAGGTCGTCCTTGACCGTCTTCGTCGTCTGCGCTTTCTCGTAGGCGAACGCCAGCCAGTCTTCGTGTTCCTGTTTCGCCGCCGCGATCTGGTCTTTGAGTTTCTGGGCGGCGTCCAGTTGCTTCTGTTTCAGGTCGTCCGCGATCTGCGCCTCCAGCCCCGCGACCGTGGCTGCTACGCGGAGCGCCTGGTCCTTCAAGGTCCATTTCCGGGTGATGTCATGGACCGCCGCGATCTGTCGCGTGAGGATCGCCCCTATCGCCTTGTAGGCGGCCAATTGGGCTGTTGCGGAGGTGAGGAGGCCGGCGCGTAGCTCTTTGCGGCCGATCATCGCGTCGAACCAGGCGTTCCGTTGTTCGGCGGTTGCCTTCAACGGGCCGAGCGGGCCGACACCTGTCGGGCCGAGCGCACCCGCCGGGCCGAAGATGGCCGGGCCGAGCACCCCCGGAGGCGCTCCGATCGCGCCGGCGGCGGCCGCCGCCGGTTTCTTGCCGCCGCGTGAGAACAGGTCGAGGAGAGAGAAGACGGGCCCGAGCCCCGAGAGTTGCTTCACGATGCTGCCGAGTATCTCGCCCGGGTTGATACGCGCCTTCTTCATCAGCTCGAACATTGTGTTTAGGCCGGCTGTCGCTTCGGTGACGGCCGGGATCAGTGACTCGCCCAACGACGTCGACAGATCGTCGATGTTCGATTTCAGGGTGCGGGTTTGGTTCGCCAATCCTTCCGAGGTGCGGGAGTAGTCGCCCTGCGCTTTCGTGGTGTCCTGGAAGATCAGATGGATGCGGGCAAGCGCTTTGTCCTGGGCGGTCAGCTGCTGCACGTGCTTCTTGCCGGTTTCCCGCAACGCTTCCTGCTGCACCCTGGTTTCGGTCAGCAGGACGCCGTAACGTCTGAGCGGCTCGGACTCGCCGACGATCCCAGACCGGATCGCGTCCAACGCGTCTGCGACGTCGGTGTTGTAGAACGACGCCAAGTCGGCGCCGAGTTCGGTCAGCTTCTCTGACTGCTCGGCGGCCTGGTCGCCGACCAGCCCCATCGGCTGGAACAACGCACCGAAAGACGACGCCGTCGCGAGCGCTTCGCGTTGCGCGATCCCGAACCCCTCCGTCGTCGTCTTCGCCCACTCCTGCACCTGTTGCGCCGACTGTCCGAACACCACCGTCGTTTTCGACATCTGCTCGTTCAGATCCGAGGCAGCCAGAACGGATCTCTCGAGTCCCTGTACGGCCAACGCTGCCCCGGTGCCTGCCGCGAAGGCGGCGCTGCCGCCGGCGAAGTTACCCGCGAGGCCGCCGAAGACGCCCAGCCTGGCTCCGGCGCCGCGAGCGGCGGCACCGAACACCTTGTCCTGCGAGGCCGTGAACTCTTTCGACGCCCGCTCGGCTTTCCTCAACCCGCGGATGTACTGGGACGGGTCAAGGATCAGCTCGGCGATCAGCTTACGGGGCACAGGTCACCGGTTCTGCTCCGTCACCCAGGAATAGCAGCGCTCGAGCTGGCGGGCGGTCAGGTCGCCCATGTCTGCCGGTCGTAGGTGGCACCAGTGGCCAAGCCAGGGCTGCCAGAAGCCGGCGGGATCGACGGGGCCGGGGGCGGCACCGAAGACGTTGACGAACCGTCGCCAGAACCGTTCCGTGTCGCGTCGGGCAAAGGGATCTCGTCGGGCACCTCCACGCTGACTTCCATGAACACCTCGTTCAGCTTCGAGACCGGGATCGCGCCGACGGCGGCCCGGATCGAGCGTTCCGTTTCGCCGGGTTCGCCGCGGGCGACGGCGATGTGGATCATCGCGGCGATCACGGCAGGGTTGAAGCCGTCGAGGTCAGCGATCTCGGCCTGCGACATCTTCGTGTACTCCCAGAACACCATCGCCTCGTTCAGCGTGTACTCGTCGAACCCGACCAGCTTGTAGGTGCGGCCGTTGACGGTGATGTCAGCCATTGAAGTCCGCCGCGATCCTGTCCATCAGCCGCTCGAGGTTGCGGAACATCTGCTCTTCGTTGCGTTCCAACGCGGGCTGCATCGCCCGGTTCATCAGCAGGTCGCCGAGGTTCGGGCGCTTGCTGCGATGCCTGCCGCGCCCCTTGAAGCCACGGGCCCGGGGGGCGATGTAGACAACCCGTTGCGAGATGCCGACCCGCATCCGCGCCCATTTCGGCGAGCCGGGCATCCGCCGAATCGACGACATCGCCAGCCGTTCGGCGTCGCGGCGGACGGGCTCGGCGACCTGCCGCAAGTTGGCCCGCCAGCGGAGCCGGACGTCGCGTTCGGCTTCCTTGTACGCCAGGTTCAACTCGCGGAAACCGCTAAAGACGATCGGCACTCAACTAAGCCTTCGCCTTCGCTGTGCCGGCGTCGGCCTCTTCCATGGTGGGGGCGGTCGCCGACCACTGGAAGACACCGCCCGGTGCCGGCTTGAACGTCGCCGTCGTCTCCGACCTGGCGTTCAGGGCGCCGGACAAACCGTTGTAGTCGAACAGGACGCCTTGGCCGCCGAACGCCGGGTTCGTCGCCGACACCGCCGCCGACGTCGGGACGACATAGACGAGGGTGGTGGTGCCGTTCCGGTACAGCGGCTCCAACGTGGCGTGCACCTGGGAGGCAGCGAAGTCGTTCTCGAACTGGATCACGATCGACTCATCGGCCAGGCCCGGCAGGAACTCCCGACTCCCGGTGGTTGAAAATCCGGATACGTCCACTTGCTCTTTCGTGCCGGGTGTGTCGACGTTGAAAGCGTGGGACGATAAATCGACCGTCCCAACCATGACCTTCACGTCTTTGAGCAGGAATTTCGACAACGTCGATCACTTCCTTCCTTAGAGGATCGTTTGCAGCCGCCATTGGCAGCCCAACAGGGTTTCGCCGGACGCGTCCTGGTATTCGCCCCAGCCGGACGGCCCGTCAACGGTCGATGACTGGCAAGTACCGCCGAACGTGCCATCGCTAGCGAGTGCGGCCAGAACGGATTTGGAGGAGCCGGGGTCCATCATCTCCAGCAGCAGTGTTTGGCCGGAGTCGACGTCGAGATCGGTGACACGGGCCCGGACGACGAACGCGGCCTGCCGGTCCAACGGGTCGAAGCTGTCGGGCTCCTGAAACGGGTCGGCCGGGTACACATCGATGCTGGGCGGCGTCGGGTTGCGGTTCGCCGTCGCCGTCACCTGCAGCACGGCGATCTCGATGCCGAGCCGCTGCTCGAGCTGGGAGGCGATCCCGGCGGTCAGCTCGAGCAGCGACATCTCACGCGACCCCGTACCGGGTCCGCAACGGGTTCAGCCGCAGGTGGTGGCGATGCCACGTGTCGCGGGGCGACACCAGCGGAACCATGTCCGCGCCGGCGTTCTGGGCGCCGAACGGCCGCTGGTGCGACGCCCACAACTCGACGGCCCGGTCGAGGTTCACGGCGGCCAATAACCCGTACTCCGGTGTGTCGGGGGGCGGCGCGGGCTTTTGGCACGGGTCGTAGTAGAGCTCCCACTAGA